TAAAAAGTTTATCAATACCTACTCCGGGAAGTCTCGGCTGTGTTGGCTTTGCACCTGGAGAGAGGATCAGCTTATCATATTTTTCTTCAAATATCTCACCATTCTCTAAATTTTTCACAGAAACCGTTTTACGTTCCGGATGTATGGAGATAACTTCATGATGAATTTTCATGTTAATACGGAAGCGTTTAAAAAAACTCTCTGGTGTCTGTAGTGTAAGTTCTTCCGGGTCTGTGATCACGTCTCCAATATAATATGGAAGTCCACAATTCAAAAAATCCCATTAGCACACCTCCCTAAAGCATTTCTAAAATCGCATTCTTAGGTCTCGCCCCTGAAACCTGCTGTACAATCTTCCCATTCTTCATAACCACTAAAGTCGGAATGCTCATAATACTGAACTTATTTGCCAGTTCAGGCTCTTCATCTACATTAATCTTTCCAACTTTAATATCCCTACGCTCATCTGCAATCTCCTCTACAATAGGTACTACCCTACGGCAAGGCGCACACCAAGATGCCCAAAAATCTAAAAGAACGGTTTTATCGGAATTCAGTACTTCGTTCTCAAAATTATTTTTATTGATATTAATAGCTGACATTTTACAGTCCTCCTTATCTTTTCTTTTTGTAGCTTTGTTATAGTCTTAAATTCATTTGTTTTCCGTGATTACATCACCATACCACATTAAATTAACTTCTTGCCATACCATCTACACTTAATATAACACCTGTAATGTAACTCGCCTCATCTGATGCAAGAAACACAAACGCATTGGCAATATCTTCTGGCTGTCCAAGACGACGCAATGGAATTCTTTCAATCATAGGTTCGATAACTTCCTTTGGCACAGCTTTCATCATATCAGTTTCTGTAATCCCAGGTGCAACAGCATTAACACGAATACCTTTCTCTCACAATTACTTCGCTCATTTACTTCTCCTTTCGCACAAGAGATATTAGAAATTTTAATAAATAAAAATACAAAAGGCTATGACCTGCGAGGCATAAAATATAACCGGAATTAGTATTCCAAGTCGCCATAAACAATTATTTTTGTCAACCTGCGTCGCCCAAGTCGCCAATATTTCACTTTCCACGTCGCCAATAATTAAATATGGCGACTTGATGGCAGCGTTCAGCTATTTTTACACCAAATCCAGAAAATGAGCTAAAAAAAGAGACCCATACCAAAAATGATATGAGTCTCCAAAAAGCCTATAAAATCAAGCTTTCTATTTAGAATTTGCCCTCATCAGAAGCCTGCTGAACAGAAACGGCAACTGCTACTGTAGCACCAACCATTGGGTTATTACCCATTCCGAAACTATTTATTTTTCTATATTATATTATTATTTAATATGTCATATAATGCTGATAAATAAAGGCTTTACACGAAATGGTCTACGATGATTTGTGATGTTTTATTCCTTGTTGTCTTTATGTGTGATTATCTCGAATGTGGACGAGATGTGGACGAGAAAGCGTGTTAGAAACGTTTACAATAAAATAGGAATGATATATTTATTATACCATTCCTACCTATTATTATGCAATATTTAATTCTTTTATGTGGTCGAGGTCGGATAAGTCCATTCCCTCATACTTCTTTGTAAACTCATCAAGAGTCTCTTTTCTTATTTTAAGACTACCTAATTTAAGTGCAGGGAGTAATCCTTTGTTGATAAGGTCATATACAAGATGGATACTTACTCCTAATGTAGCTGATGCCTCTTTTACTGTATACAGTATTTTATCTTCTTTATTCATAATCACGCCTTCCCAGTTGAACCAAATGAACCACGAGACACTTTATCTAAATGTTCTACTTCCTCAAACTCAATCTCTGGCTGAATTTTATTAATTCTAAACTGACAGATTCTGTCATTTTTATTAATTAGTGTATCTTCCATAGCAATTACTGGTAACTTCCACTCATCTGAGTCTCCCGAATATGAATTATCAATTACTGCAAAACAATTTGTCTGTAAGATTTTAAAGTTTTTATATGTACTGCTACGTGGTACAATATTCGCCTCATACCCCTCTGGAAGTTTCATTCCAACTCCAAGTGGAATTAGATGAAACTCACCTTTCTTTAAATGTATAGTTTCGGCACTTCTGAGATCAACCCAATCGCCCTTATTGATTTTCTTAATTTTATCAATGTTCTTATCAAAGTATTTGATTTTTATCTTCTCCATGTTATTTTCTCTCCTATCTTTCTTCTGATGCTTTATTGATGAAATCATTAAGACTTAGAGTTGTCTGCATTTCGCTCTCTCCTGTCCTCTTCATTACGTGCAGCTACATATAATGCCATAATTGATGTTCCAACAAATCCACCGATTATAAAACTTATTACGCCTACTGCTATCATATATTAATCCTCCTTAATCACAATATAAAACTATTTTGTTCTGAGCAAGAGATTGTTTTGCATCAATTACCCTTTGATTTGAACTGCCTCGCCACTTGAGCGTTATATCTCTCTGTTCATCTATATATTCTCCGTCTACAAGTACATCACACAGTTTCACGATAGACTGACGCAATACTTTATCTTCCCATTCACTATCTAATGGATAATGTATTCCGTTTATTAAATCTTCAAATTTATATCCTGTATACAACCAGATAGTCTTTTCGGGAAAAGAAATACGGATTTCTTTAATTAGAGACAAGACTTCATCGAGGTTTTGTTCCGCTAAAGGTTCGCCCCCTAGAACAGAAATTCGATTAATATATGGTCTATCAATAAGCTTTATAAATTTATTTTTTGTTTCTTCTGTCCATTCTTTACCACCATTAAAATCCCAAGTATCAGGATTAAAACAGTTAAAACAATGTCTATCACACCCTTGAACGAAGAGGGAGACTCCAACTCCCTCTCCATTTGAGATATCAAGATTACGCATACTTGCAAATCTCATATTTAATCCTCCGTATATTCCATGTCATCCAAATGATAAACACGGTCATGAATGTCGCCATATCTACCCTGATTACCACCATTTTTTGCAGTACCAATATAACCACAAACTCTAAATGCTATATCCATTGTTGTATTGTCAGTATTCCCACAGCTAGGGCATTCCCATTTAAGTCTATTGTTTTCGTCTGATACAAGAGGAATATCACCATCAAAGCCACATTTTTCACAATAACAACTCTTTGTATTAATCTCTGCATACATGATGTTGTTATAAATAAACTTAATAACTTCTAGTATGGCAGAAATATTATGGCTCATACTTGGTATTTCGATATATGAAATTGCTCCTCCTGGACTTAATTTTTGAAATTTTGATTCGATTCTTAACTTTTCAAATGCTGTGATATGTTCAAAGACAGGAATATGATATGAATTAGTAATATAATTTCTATCGAAACCATCTAATTTTTCAAAAATATCGTTACCGAAACGAGATTTTAGGCATTTTGCAAATTTGTAAGTTGTGGACTCTAATGGTGTTCCGTACAAACTATAGTCAATGTTTTCTGCTTGTTTCCACTGATTACATTTATCATTTAACGCCTGCATAACCTTTAATCCAAACTCTTCGCCAATTCCTTCATCCGAATGAGAGTGACCAGTCATAAATTTTACACATTCATATAAACCAGCATAACCAAGCGATATTGTAGAATAACCATCATAAAGAAGTCTGTCGATTTTCTCATGTTTCTTTAATCTAGCGTATGCTCCATGCTGCCATAGAATAGGTGCTACATCAGAAGACGTGCCAAGTAATCGCTCATGTCTTGCTCTTAATGCTTTATGACATAATTCCGTTCTTTCCTCAAAGATTTCCCAAAACTTATCAAAATCTCCGTCAGATGAGAAAGCAATATCTGGAAGAGAAATCGTTACAACACCCTGATTGAATCGTCCATAATATTTATGTTTATTCGGATCAAAGTTCTTTGCATTTGCAATATTTCCCACTTTATCCGTAAATCTATCTACAGTAAGGAAACTTCGGCACCCCATACATGTATAGACATCACCTTTTAATTCAAGCATCATTTTTTCAGATATGTAATCAGGGACAAGCCTCTTAGATGTACATTTAGCTGCTAATTCTGTAAGATACCAGTACTTTGAATCCTCTGTGATATTATCTTCTTCTAATACATAGATAAGTTTAGGAAATGCAGGTGCAATATAAACACCCTCTTCGTTTTTTACGCCTTGAATTCTTTGGCGAAGTATCTCTTCGATTAACATCGCTAAGTCAGCTTTCTCTTGATTGTTCTTTGCTTCGTTCAGATACATAAAAATTGTGATAAAAGGTGCTTGTCCATTTGTTGTCATAAGTGTGACTAACTGATACTGAATTGTCTGAACACCTTTTTCTATTTCTTCTTTTAATCGTTCATTTGTTATATTAATGACTTCTGCAAGGTCTTCATTATACTCACTAATCAATCCATTATTATATAATTCTTCTGTTACTTTCTTTCTGATTGATTTTCTACTTACATCAACAAATGGGGCTAAATGTGCTAGAGAAATACTCTGTCCACCATACTGATTACTGGCAATCTGTGCGATAGCCTGTGTTTCAATGTTACAAGCAGTCGAAAAACTATGTGGCGTTTCAATAAGAGTTTCGCTAATTACGGTATTATTTTGAAGCATATCTTCAGAATTGACCAACCCACAGTTATTCATATGCTGCAAGAAGTAATCAGCATCATGAAAATGAATTAATCCTTCGTTATGAGCTTGTATTATGTCAGGAGATAATAAATATCTTTTTGTCATATCTGTACTAACAGATCCAGCAATATAATCTCTTTTAGTAGGATTTAATGTTGGATTTTTGTTTGCATTTTCATCTTTCCAATATTCATCTTTGTCTTCCACAAGGTCATAAATCTCTGTATCTGTTGTATTCTCATTTTCTCTTTGGAACTCACGAATACTTCTATATCCTTCATAAGCTTTTGCAGTAAGTCTCTGTTTCTTGGTGATTAACTTATCAAACACCATTGACTCAATATCAGATACACTTACCTCATTCTTATCTTTACATTCATTTTCAATCTCATTTGCAATATCTTCTGCAATCTTTGGTTTTACAATACCTGAACCATTTTTCATTGCTTTAAGAATTGCTGCTGAAATTTTTGATTTATCAAAATCAACTTCTGAACAATCTCTCTTAATTACTTTCAAATTTATTCTCCTTTCTTTTTTCCATTCGTTTATCCAGTATAAAAGCTGTATATTCACTGTTACCTTATTATATTTTTACCACTCATTTCATTGCACATAAGAGCTTTATGTGTACAACTGTCATCCATATTTGCATGAGTTCTTACACTTTTAATGTGGTCAATTATATATTCTCTGTCTCCAACGACAACTGTTATAAAATTATCTTCCATATCTTTTAGCTCTCTTATTAATTGACGAGTGGTAGTTATCCCACCATTATAGATGGGACGTATACCACTATAATTTATCTTAATCACCCCATTTCAATACTTCATTTACGACTTCTGAAAGCTCTTTCCCTTCATTGTTATAGATAATTCGATTTGCCAGCATCTCAGCTCCACGAAAATCTACATTATCGGCTTTCATTCTTCTTTCAGCTTCTTCTTTATTATCACCACGTTTTAATAACCTATTTTTAACTGTAGTTTGGTTGGCATATATGTATATAACTTTGGGATTTATACCCTTAGAAATAAGAGTATTTACACCATCAGGTGGTAGAATTAATACCATTTTAGAGTCTTTTTCATAATCTTCTTTTGCTGTGCCGTAGTACCATAAGCCATTTTCAGAAAGATATTTTCTATGCTCAAGGAAAAATCCATCATTTATTTTGCTGATAAATTCATCTTCCGATATAAAATGATATGTTTGGTCTTGAATTTCATCATCTCTCATTGGGCGAGTCGTATAAGATACAAGGTTCTCATACCCATGTTTGTTTACTAATTCATTTGCGATAGTATCTTTGCCAGAACACGATTTACCCATTAAAACTAATAAACTCATGACTCAACCACCCAATTAACTATGCGACCGTCATTTATAATAACGTTCTTATTTTTAAATCTGTGAAGGTTTTCGCAATCTTCTAATGTTACTAAGTCAACATCAATTCCTAAATAAGTATCCATACTATCTGGAATAGGAATATCGTGAACAAATTCCATTGAACAGTTCAACCTCCTTCTCATCATCACTGTTAATTCTTACAGTAACAGGATGTGTTGATATGCTAACCATACCCATAAATGACTTGGCATCTACTATCTGATGCTCGTAACAGCCATCTACATCAGCAGAAATTTTACTTATTAATAATCGGACGAACTCTTCCAAATCGGTTAAACTATCCAAATTTAAAGTAAATTCCTTTCTTATAAATTCTTCTGAACTCATTTTTCCTCCTTATTTATTACCCTTATTTGTGTTACTGGACTATTCCATTCTTGGCATACACTTGACATATCACCTGCTCTTTTAGCATTTATATCTAATGCAGACTTGTCTACAACAAACTCGCTTAAGCAATCAGTCTCTTTGGTGATGATATTGCTTGAATCAGTATGTATATCAGCCTTTTCATCGGACATTATGCAGGGAATTACAGTACCATTTGCCAGAACTAAATCAAATTCATCACCAATTTCACACCCAAAATACGAACCAAGAGCCACACAATATCTCCCATTTACCATGCGAATACCATACTTACCAGTATAAGCAGATGTGTGTTGAAGTATGTATTGAGGACTTTTTCTGTTTGTAATAGCCGAATAAGGCATCCATGTTTTGTGTGCTGCGTATGGTACTTCAAATAGTTCAAACTCAGCTTCATGATCTTGAAGATAGTCCTTGTTAATGTAATAGATATTATCATTCCAATATATTAAGTCCCATTCGTTATCAAATGAAGCTACACTAACTTGCTGATTCCAGAGCAACGTGGTTACAATCTCTGAATCAGTATTCGGTTTGGTTCTTACATTAACACTGGTTGTAGTCCAATAAGGTTCAAATGTGGTTTCAGATGCCCATGCAGATGCAAGTGTATCACTTACACCTGCATTCATCTCCAACCAAGGTTTGTAATCGCAGTCGTATTTACTAATGTCTTCATTCTCAGCCCCCATAACAGGGGCGACAGATGTTGCAGATATAGCAAAAGCGACCACTAACATAGTTGCTAGTTTCTTTCTTTTCATATATAGTTTCCTTTCGTTTTATTGATTGGTACACTAATATATTCTCTTTTTAGTTGTTAAGCATTGATAAAAATTCATCCTCTGAAATGATTGGGATATTTAAAGATTTTGCTTTCTTATTCTTAGAACTTGTCGAATTTATATCATTATTGATAAGATAATTTACTTTAGAAGATACACTTCCTACGACTTTACCGCCATGAGCTTCAATGTCTGCTTTGAGAGTATCACGGTTTTGATAATGTTTTACTGAGCCAGTTATAACAAAAGTCTTATTCTCTAATTCATTTGTAGTTTCTGACATAATGGATTTCTGTGTCTCGAATGTAAATTCATTTGCTAACTGAAGTATTTCTGAATAATAATTTTTCCAATAAGTATTGAGTGAACTTATTAATGAATCTCCAACACCAGGCAAATATCTAAAATACTCAGCACCCTTAATCGTCATTTCATCAATAAATGTATCGAAGTCATAATCAACAGAATCTGCTATCATCATACTTGCTGATTTGCCTAGCAATGGAATAGATAAACTATAAAGAAAACGCTCAAGACTTGTCTTACGAGATTTCTCAATAGAGGCAAGAAGCTTATCTACTGATTTCTTACCAAATCCGTCTAAAGTTTTCATCTCATTTTCGTGATCTAATAGATGATAAATGTCTTGAATTGAACTTAACCAACCAAGATTGATGAATTTCTCTATTGTTGCTTCAGATAATCCATCAATATTGAGCGCATCTCTCGACACCGAATGACTGAGCTTACCAAGCAGCTTGCCATTGCAATTATCATTAGTACATACAAGTACTTCTGAATTATTATCTTTTACTATCTTAGTAGGCTGACCGCAAATAGGACACATATGAGGTATATCAATATAAATTTTTGTATACTCGTTATCTTGCTCTGCCCATCTTATCTGAGGTATTATGAGATTACTTTTTATTACTCCAACATGCTGACCAACCCACGGTTTACCCATAATTTCTTTCATAATAGATATATTATGAAGTGACGCTCTTTCAACAATTGTATCTTCAATCTCAATTGGCTTGAACACTGCTGTTGGTGTTAATATGCCTGTCCTCCCCATTGTATACTCTATATTAATAAGTTCTGACTCTACCGATTCATTGAACACTTTAAAAGCTATACCATTGTTGAAATGATGGCTTGTACTACCAAGCGATTTACCATACTTAACATCTTCATATTTAAATACAACACCATCTTGAGGAAGATTTTCTTTTTCTGCTTCATCTAAGAAAAAGTCAATTGCTTCTTGGATATTTAACTCAGCCCATTTAAGATTAACAAATGGAACAGTTTCAAATCCCAAATCGTTAGCTTCCATAAGAGAGCTTGCAAATGATTCTGGGTGCTTAGAACCTTCAACAACTTCCCATGCGTACCATCTCAGCTTACGATTTTTTACAACAGATGTATCAAGACCGCCAAGTGTACCTGACGCAAGATTACGTGGAGTCTTGTACTCACCATTCTTATTTAATTTCTCAAAATCATCTGTTTTAATAAGTGCTTCACCATCAATAATATAAGTTCCTTCCTTATTAATATGTAAAGGAACATTAAGGAACTGCTTTACATGATCTGTTATAATATTTCCTATAGTACCATTGCCTCGTGATTCAGCCCTTATAAGCTCACCATCTTTAAAAATCAAACGACAGGTCAAACCATCAAGCTTTACAGAACCTACTAATGTATGTCCTTTTGAAAATTGCTTGACATCTTCTGCACTATGACATTTTGCAAGCGACAACATAGGTGACTCATGAGTAATTTTATCAATACTATCCAAGACAATAGCACCAACATTATGTGTTGGACTGTTAGATAACACAATACCAGTTTCTTCTTCCCACTGTCTTAATTCTTCAAGCTTATTATCAAACTCAGCATCACTCATAATAGGCTGCCCAGTATTATAATAAGCTTCTGATGCTTTATTGAGTTCTTCAACTCTATTAATTATCTGATTTTTAGTCATTATTAGATTCCTTTCTATTTAATACATCCCAACCTTGATACCACATTGAATTGGAATTAGCATATTGTTTGAATAATTCTATTAATTCATCCGATTCGGGGAAGAACGGATCTCTATGTAATGTACTATTGATATACCCAAGAGCATTTAACAAGAATTGTCCTGGTCGCATATCTGGAAATGACCTCTTGTGTAGCTCACATAACTGTGAGTAAAATGAGTCTAATTTTTCTGGATTTCTAATCTTAATCACCTTCTTTTTCTTTTAGTAAATGCGGACACCAACTAGGAATATTGGGCATATCACTTTCCCACTCTACGTATCCTGCTATCTTTTTACCATTACTTCCACAATAATAATCACTTGCATGTTCCCATGAATCTGATGTGACCAAAGGTTGTATTTTATGCAATGGACAACGACTACAATTATCTATATCATATATAAGTTGAATTTTCGCCATAATATTGTCTCCCAAGAAATGAACATTTCTTCTACTTTTTCGTCCTCTAAAACCCTTATAAATCAAGGGTTTTCATGCTTCCCATCATACATAATCAGCTCTTCTGCGTATGGAAGTGACTCTACCCACTTGATAAACGACTCTGACCACTCTGTAAGCTTATGGTTTCTACGCTGAAAGTACATATTACGAACATTTTCATAATTCATTGTAATTGTACGCTTCTGTAACCATGACTCTGGAAGCCAACGTATAAGCTCTTTCCAATATCTCTTATCTTTTGTTTCAAGATATTTTTGACGCAGGTTCTCAAGAAAGTTAATGAACTTATGTACTTCAAAATCCACTGTACTATAATCTACTTCAATATTTGAATCATATGTTTCTAAGCACTTTAAGTCTTCCTCATAGTCGTCAATTTCAAAGCAGTCTAATGTAATAGGTTGACTCGTAATCTTGTGCATTGTACTTGTAGAATTAGCAACCGTTCCTACTTTATAAGTATCAAATTCTTTCCACCAATAAAGAGGAGTTGTAATATCAACCGATACAAAAATCTGTCTCATAAACTTTCTATGCTCATTCCCTGCTTTAATAAGAGTCTGTGCAAGCTTCAAATCCGCTTCACCAATAATATCTGCATAATATCCATTAATGTTACAATGATGTATATATGCATTAGGATATACTTTTAATAATTCATCAAAATCAACATCTGCTCGTTCTTCGTCATAATAATCATTAAATTTACTATCACTTCTATTCCAAGAATTTTTTGGATTTCTTAAACCCCTAAATGCGTGTTCAAATCCCCATACCTCTGTATTATCAAATTTCAAATCTTAATCCTCCTATTTCTTAATTCTAATGAAAGTTTAGTTTAGTTTCCTGTTGATTTATTCTAAGTCAACAATATTGTATCTAACAGTACCATCGTCATATTTCTTGGTTTCTAATATTCCATCAACATATTCTCCAATTTTGTCTGAATATTTGTTATATGTATCACTATCAGAAATATCATATTCTACACCGTTATATTCAACAGTAATGCTATAAACTGCTGGATGCGATTGTGGCATCATCGTTTTAGTCGCAGGACTATAATACATTGTTGTATAAGCAGCTCTATGATATTCATCTATTATTTTTACTTGAACTGTAGATGTTTCAGTACTAATGCATTTTGCACAGCCAGTTAAAGAAAATACAAATATAAACATCATTGCAATACTATATAAAACCTTTTTCATGATATTTTTCACCTCCTAATCTCCACATGAATAATGGCTTATTCTTCTTTGCTATCATCACCTTTATCACTCGTGCTAATATCAACACTAGCTTCAATGCAAGCAGGAAACAATAACGCCCAAAGACACCAAATAGATCCTGTATATTTAATTGCAAAAATTACAGCTATTGCGGTTGCAATCCATGCAGACGCATAAGCAATTGTCATTGCGATATTTTTCATTAGTATATTCTCCTTTCATCTTCTGTAGAAACTGTTGATTCTTACTACTGTATTATTCTCCTTTTAAAATCTCTTTTGGGCAGTAAATAATCTTCTTACCTGCTTTCTGTGCTTTACGAATTGTTGACCACACGCCACCTGATTTAATTCCATCCCAAACTGCAAGTAAAACATCACAATGGTCAACCATATACTGATCTCTTACATTGTCACAACCTTTATAGAATTCATCTGATAATTCAATCCATTCACTTGCTTTCAATTTTAAAAATTTATAATATTTGTGTGATGAGTTATAGTTTTTACAAGGAAGAATACAATGTAATTTAATACTATTTATATAATGTATTGATACTCCTGTAATAGCAAATGCAATATCGCTTCCTGAAGCCATTCCTGTATATAAATCAAGTGGCTCATTATTATCTCTACAAGTCTTTATAAAATTACTCAATTCATCTATAATCCAATGCTGAATTGGAATCCATTTTTCATCTGTTTCATCATCTGGCAATCCTAATCTCTGAGGTCTATGACCTGTTAATGCTATTCTCATTTATTACCTCCAATCTTCAAAAGAAAGTCGTTTTATTATTTTAATAATTTGATTTATTAATAAAACCTTTTTTCTGAGCACATGATAAACAATAGTTATATCTTCCATATATAGTGCAACCACATTTTCTACATTTGTGAGGTCTTTCTATTGCTTTCCCAAATGGTTGTCCAAGTTCAAAATAACATCTCTTACAATATGTATAATGGTCTTGGCAATACTCACCACATCTCTGACAATATGCCATTGTTGTCACCTCCTTAACAAATCCATCAATTACTCTACAATTTCATATTTCAATTTTGATATGTCGTATCCCATTTTTTCTAATTCATCAATCCACTTCTGTTTTATTGGGCATGTAGCAGTAAAGTTTTTAAACTGTGTTATACAATGATGAACACAATCTCCAATTTGTTGTTTACCGTATCGAAATTCTTTTAACCCCTTTTCATACTCTGAATTTGTAACATATTCCGTTCTAAATGGAGACTGTGGTCTATCCTCTTCTCCAAGAGCAACACCAACCGCAATATCTTCACCATTTACATTTATGTATGCATTGCTAATTTTATATTTCATAGTTTATTTTACCTCCTTATGAAATCCGTCTTTCCTTGGCTTTTTGAGTCTCTGAAACGCCCTATTTATGGGCATTCCAGAAATCCAAATTACTCTTCTACTGTATTATTCTCTGTTTCCAACATCATCCAAGTATTTCTATTGTTATGACTTGTCCTAATACACTGTAAAAATGCTTCTGGTTCAGCTAATAACAAACATCTCTTCTTTGCTCTGGTCAACAATGTGTAAAGCATACAGTTATCAAGAAGCTGATGATGTGTATTATCAATAATACCAATTACTGTCTTTCGACCAGCACCCTGTAATTTATGTACTGTCATAGCATAAGCAAGATCCAAAGCAGCTAACTCTTTCTTTGTATATTCAATGATTTTGTCTTTTCCAAAAATATCAGTATAAGTTACTTCACAATACTCTTCTTTTCTTTTACCATCATATCTTTCACTGATTTTTGTCACATAACCAATCTCGCCATTAAATACATTTTTGTCATAATCATTAACTGTTTGCATGACTTTTGCACCAAGTTTGAAAGTTGTATCAAAACCTTCAATACTCTCTAAAACATCACCAAGTAATTCATTTTGAATAACCTTGTTAATTTCATTGGTGCTATTCAAACAATCTTTTCTACGAGGTACTGCAATAACCACATTGTCAATTCCATCTGATTCAACAGATTTGATGAATGTCTTAATAGCAATATTAAATAATGACTGTCGATTTGTACGGAACATATAATACATATCCTGTAACTCACCATGAATAATTCGTGGCTGTAACTTCTCAGATATAGGATTTATATTCTCACGAATCTTATTTGCATCAACAAGAATACCTGATTTTTCAGCCTGTCTCATAGGTTTTACTAACTTACTCACAACTGATTCATCGAACATTTCAATTAAATCTGAGAACACGTTACCAAAACCGATAGGTGGCAACTGCTTATGATCTCCTGAAATAATAATTCTTGTATTATCTCCAATTGCCTCAAGCCAATGTAAAAATAAACTGGCATTAACCATACTTCCCTCATCAAGAAATGCAACATCTGTAATCAAATGATTGTCTTTATTGTATGTAAAATCATTTAAACCTTGGCATCCAAGTGTTCTATGAATAGTCATTGCAGGGAATTCTGTTGCTTCTGTAATTCTTTGAGCTGCCATTGCTGAAAGAGCTGAAGCTGTCATCATATAATTATTCTCCATATAAGCCTTAACAATTGCTCGCATTATTGATGTTTTACCAGTTCCTGCTTTTCCAGTTATCAAACTAACAGTCCTATGTAAGCTCTTATGAATCGTGTCTAACTGTTCTACTACATAATCAAATCCTTGTTCTTCTTCGGCATGTTTAATTGCTTTATCAATCGCTTCATCAGGAATATTGATTGTTGTTTCAATTTGAGATTTATTCAGAATCAAATGATAAATCTGCATCTCAATATCGTAATAATATTTCAGACCAATTCGACCATTATCAATATGAAGAAAGTCATTATTTTCTAATAGCCAATCAACCTTATTGCAACACTCGTATATATTATTACTTATGGCTGCCCTTAAAATCTTTTCAGAACACCATGTATGACCTTTACTTTCTCCTAGGTCTTTAAAATAGTATTGGATAAAAGCCACAAGTCTTTGTGTAGAATCAATCAGTTCAGGTTTTAACTTCAGTGCTAAATCATCGACACGTCTGAATCCCAAACCGTCCACACGAGTTAAAACCCAGGGATTTTTTTCAATTTCTTGCTTTAATAAAACTGGATTTGGTTCATCGGATAGAAGTTTTTTAATCATCGCATAAGTAACACCAAGTGGTTTTAACATCATAATAATGTCAGAAATGAGATAGTTATTGATGATTTTTTCCTTGATTTTATTCCAAGTAATTTCTCTAACACCTTTTACAAGACTGTAATCAATAGTTTTTAATGTACCATTCGCTACATCATTAACTACATTTGGATATGCATTTATTAAATTATCCGCCATCCATTCAGGAATCATTGACTTCAAAAATAATAGCTGTGTTTCTCTGCTTTGTGGAATAATGGCGTATATGGCAATCGGTGTATATTGATCGCCATATTTTTTATCCTTTTTATATTTCGCCTTAACCACATATTCTCCACCAACAACTAAATGTTGCATCTTTCCTGCCAACTTACTCATTTTTTTATCATCAGTATCATTTGCAGAATTATTATCACCAAACGGATCGAATGTTTTTGTAGGTTTTGTAAAGAATGGAATATCATCTTTTGTTGAAAATCCAAACACACCCCACGTTGAATCATCCGAATAGTATTGCTCATATGTAATTATCGCTGTGAATTTATAAATCTCATCTTCATCCAATTTAGACTGATACTCCTTTCTTTCTCACATATTCAAGCCATTTGCTATATGGCTTTAATTTTTCTACAATTACCTTTTCTTCGTTATCTTTCTTACAAAGAATTGCTACTTGCTGTCCTTTTTTTACTAAATCTTCATATTCCTTTAATTGGCTATGCCATACAATTCCTTCAACAAGTCCAAAACTTGAATAGATATTTATATATGCGAATTGCTTACCATTCTTATCTTTCTTCTTTTGAACCTTTGCTATAATTCCAACTAAAGTACATTTCTCACCATCAGGTACATCCTCAAATGGTGTCAAGAATGTATAAGCTGCATCAAATGGATTATCATTGATAAATACCTGTAATGTTTGGAATTCCCAAAACTGTTCATCTTCAAGATATTTTTTGTTATCGTCTATGTACTTTTGGAATCTTATTTTCTGATTTCCCTCAAACTGTATCTTTTTCAATCTGTTATATTCAGTAAGTAGTGCTTCCTTGTCATATACAATTCGTTTTCCAGATGAAGGAATCACGTACTTCTTTAAGTTAATGTTCCAATCTTCTTCGAGTTTCTTATAGGTAGGCAATGATTGAACTTCTGAGAATTTTAATGGTTGATACTCTGATTTAAGATATGATATAAGTTTTTCACGCTTATTTTTACAAGGAATTGCACCAGATTTTATCAATGCAATAACAGATGCCTTACCTAAAGAAAGTCTCTGAATCAAATCATCAAACGATTTGTATATACCATTATTCTCTCTTTCTTCGATAATTTGCTTAGAGAGTGATTCACCAATTCCACCAATAGCAGACAAACCAAAAAGAACCTTATCTTTATCGACTGTGAAATTCATTCCAGAATGATTGATATTCGGTGGCATAATATCCACATTAAAATACCTTGCATCAAGAATATACTTATTAATTGCACCTGCTTTATCTTTATTCTGATTAAACAATGCTTTAAAAAAGTAAGTTGGGTAATGAGCTTTAAACCAAGCTGTCTCGAAACAAAGGACTGCGTAACTAAATGAATGACTTTTATTGAAGAGGTATCCACCCTTAGAAGCTAATTCGTCTGCAATTTTATCAGCAATTTCTTTAGAATATCCGTTTGCTACAATTTCACCACGAAGAATTTCTGACTCTTTCTGTACTAATTCAACTATCTTTTTTCCAATCGCCTTACGGAATAAGTCAGCACCACCGTATGTTCTTCCACCAAACTTCTTAACAATATCAAGAAGCTGTTCCTGATAAATCATACAGTAATTTGTGTCTTTTAAAATTTCATCCATATCTGGATGAATTGATGGTGGTCTACTTCCACCTGTTGCCATTTCAACATACTCGTCAAGTGCTCCCATACTATCAGGTCTATATAATGCCAAGATGACAGATATAACCTCAAAGTCCAGTTGTTCAAGTTTTGGTTTTAACCGAATAAGCAAATCTTTCATTCCTGCTGATTCAACCTGGAATACACCATTAGTCTTACCACTTGCTAATAATTCATATGTAGCTCTGTCATTCTCAAATTCTGGATTATTGATATCATAATCCCAAGGATCTAAGTGTAAATCGTCCTTAATTTCTTTCACAAGATTAAGTGTTGCTACTCCAAGAAGGTCAAACTTTACAATTCCAATGTCTTCTACATAATGTTTATCAACTTGAATTACATGCTCACCCTTAGTTCCTATTTTCATTGGCATATAGTCATTAATTGTTGTATCAACGATTCCAACACCACCAGCATGAATAGAAACTGTTTTAACACGACCACTTAAATGCTTTGCAATATCAAATAAATCAGCATATTGTGGATTGTCTGCGAGTAAATTTGGATTTGCTTTCATACAGTCATCCCATTTATCGGATGTAAATTTCTGTGAAAGTTTTTGCATCTGATTGTACGGAAATCCAAGTATCTTACCAACGTCAGTAATTGCAACTGTTGGAGTGATATACGAGTAGTTAATAATCTGGCATACTCTTTCTTCTCCATATTTGTCTACAAGGTAATCAATGATTGCATCTCTATTACCAACATCTGTATCAATATCTGGGAGTCCTACTCGTTCAGGATTTAAGAATCTCTCAAAAATGAGTCCATATTTAATCGGATCAATATCCGTGATATGACAACAATAACAAACTAAAGAACCTGCTGCACTTCCTCTTCCCTTACCAACTTCAATTCCAAGTTTCTCAGCAGCCTTAATAAAGTCCCATACAAACAAGAAATAACCATCGAACCCCATTGAATGAATAATACTCATCTCGTAGTTCAACCTAGTTCTTCTTACTTGCTGTTCATCTTCGCTGAGATTATCATATCCTCTATCTTTCCAACCTTGTCTAACTAAATGCCATAAGAATTCATTATTATCTCTATATCCATCGGGTAATGGGAACGTAGGTAACTGTGGTTTCTGAAATGGCATATCCACATTTTCAATTAAATCTGCTACTTTATTAGTATTCTCCAATCCAAGACATACATTTTCATATCCAATCTGACTATCCATAATTTCATGGATTTCATCTTCAGATTGCATATAGCAACCTTCATATACCTCACTATTTTCGATAGCATTTTTGTCATTGTTGCTACTTTTTCTACCAATCTGAATAAGCTTGTCCTGATAATATAAATCTTCTTTTTTAGGTGCATGACTATCTGTTGTAATGATAAATGGGGTATTTGTTCTTCTTGAAAGTTCTAAGATTTTCTGATTATATGAACACTGATCCTGATGAGAATGCGACTGCATCTCAAGGAAGAAATAAGGAAAAGCTTCTTTATATTCATTAACATATTCAATACACTTCTCAAAATCTGACTCTCTCGCTAACTTGCTTGCTAAACAAGCAGAAGAAATAACAAAATTCTCGGCATAGGGCTTAATATCTTCTACTGTGCATCGTGGTTTAAAATAAAACCCTTCAAAGTTACTTTTTGTAATAACCTTATTTAAGTCTTTTCTGCCTTGTTCATTTCTTATCAAACAAATCAAATGAAAATATTTATTGTCTTTATCCTTAACAGTGATATCTTCACATTCGTATAACTCACATCCATATATCATTTTAATATCTGGATAGTCTTTTTTTATAAGATCAAAATAAATATGGGAATATACATTTCCGTGTTCTGTTATAGCAAATGCCTTTAACCCTATTTCTTTTGCTCTATCCAACATTTCTTTTGGACTACCATATCCATCAAGTAATGAATAATATGTATGGTTATGTAATGAACTATACATAACTCACCTCCTACCAATCATCGTCTTCATCGTTACTATTTGTACTAATAACAGCTACATCTTCGATAATAATCTGTGGTGTTCTAATACCGTTATATTCGTTTATTGAAGGTTTTCCGACAATATTAAATGTAATACTATCGTTATCATCCCATGCGTTTTGAAGAAAATCATATAGCTGATTACCTTCTTTACATTTGAACTGAATGTATTTAATATCATTCACCATAAAACTGATAGTATCTTCATTCTTGCCAAATACTTCAAAACAATCTCTTGTCAATGATATATTCTCTATTGCAAGCATAGGTTCATCAATTCCTTGACAAATAATATCTTCAAATTGTGATAACTTAATAATTAAAGGGATTGTGACATGATTAATGTCTAAGATAAAATCTACACGATATGTAGAATCATATTCAGTATTTCTAAGAATACTGTTCATCATATTAATTGCTTTTTCTTTATCATCAACTGGTAAATCTACAATACCAAAAGCATTTGCATGACCTTCACCATTAATGAATCCTGTTGAATTAACAATATCTTTAAAACTATCAATTGGGCTATTATCAATATTTCTTGCACTACCACCAAATACAGTTGTTTTTGTCTTTTTATCAAAATGTTTCTTTAGCAGAATGCAAGGTTTATTATATTGCTCTGCAATTTTAATTGCTACAACACCAGTTAATCCACTATCAAGTAAGTCAGATACATCAACCATAATAACTTTATCATCAATTGGAAGATTATCTACAACTTCTGAAATGGCTTTTACGCCTTTTTCTTTCATTTTATCTTGTCGTGATTTTGCATTTTTACAAAGTCTAGCAGCTCTATCATAAATGCTTTCCTGAATTGTTTCTGCTGGTTTATTTTTTGTAGCTCTTTTTTTATATTCAAAGAACTCATCTTTTTCAATAAAAGCTCTAAATAACAATTCCTTTTCATCACTTGAACCGATACGAATCATTCCGTTCAAAATAGGTGTTATATACCATTGGATATTGTGAATATTAACCTTACCATTTATACTGTAATCTTGTGCTTTAATAAGTGCCTGAAAACATTTATTTGTAATATTAAATAATCCAAGATTTGTAATATATCTTGTCTCAAATGAACGCATATCCATAACATCGCTAATATTTGCTAATGCACACAAATCTAAATAGTCATCTGCAAACTCATTCCATGTCTCAGCATCTAATGCTTGTAAAAACTTATATACAACACCTGCTCCGCAAAAATCCTTATTAGAATAATTGTCACTCATTTGATTATTTACAATCAATGCATATGGATTTTTTTCTTCTGACTCATGGTGATCAAGAATAAGTATATCAATACCCTTTTCTGAAAGCTCTCTGCACTGTTCTGTGTCATTTGTACCAGCATCAGGGATAATCAATAATTTTGTATCATCAGATATCACAATGTCATCATCTAATCCATGTGCCTTTGCTCTTGCGTGTAATATGTAATTAACTGGATAATCGGCATTCATTTTCTTAATATAAGAATACATCATAGCTGCTGAACAAAAACCGTCTGGATCTTCATCAATAAGTATTTCAATTTTATCCTTATTGTTAAAGTGTTTCATAAATAATTGTACTGCTTTATTCATGTTATCCAAATTTTCGTATGGAATTAAAACATCTTCATCTAAGTTGAGATATTTTTCACAATCATCAATTCCTCTATTTCTTAAAACTTCCTCTAATACATTGGAAGTATTATTGTCGCTATTTTCATATAATTTATACTTCAAATACACACCTTCCTATCTTAATCTGTATATATTATTCTCTACCAAGTGCTTCCATTTAATAGGATCATCTGTTGGTGATTCTTTTTCACCAAGAATATTATTTTCATCAAACATATAATAAAGCGGAACACCATCAGGAAATCTTTCTGCTAATTCCTCTAATTCTTCTTTTTTTACATCTTTGTCCAAACATAAAACTATATCAACACCAAGTCTAACTAGCATATCAATTTGATATTGTGAAAGTTCCTTCCCACCTGTACCACCAGTGTTTTGATAACCATAACTCCATGCTTGTTCAACAAATTTTTCAGATTCCCCAACATAAATCCTTCCTGTTCTTTTTATATAAGGAAGAGTTTTATACAATCCATATATAATTTTTGATTTTGCACATGGCTCTAAATAAATATATTTATTCATTCCATCAGGTACTTTTCTATCAAAATATCTTGCTTTTACACCGACTAAATCTCCTAATTCGGAACGAATAGGAATTGTGTATCGGTTTGTTTCTTCATCAAAACCTATCTCAAACTCTCTTTGTGTTTCATAATCTATATGGTCTTCGTAGAATAAATCATTTACATAAGGCTTATAATACGAAAGTATTTTCTCCGAAATAGGTTGTAATGGTTTTTCTTTCTCTTCTGATATATTAGAATCCATATCTTCTAACATTTTCAGTATTTTAAAACTATCTGGAATATCCTCTTCAAAATCGTGATAATAAGACATTCCTATTTCTGAGCATATTTCCTTTAATCCTTCTGGAAATGTAAGGTCTTTGACATAACACACAAGATCAATAATATCTGTTTGTCTGTTACCCTTTATCATTTGTCGAGTTTTATTCAAGCAGATAAGGGACTCGTTATTGTATAAAATAATTGCTCCTTTATTATCTCCATCAGGATTACCAGCAGTCCAATATGCTCCAACTGAATGATATTTGATATGGTGGCAACCAACGGATTCTAATATCTGTTCACAATAATTATTTTCATATATATAATTCTTTAACTCTTTTACATCCAAGCTGCCACCCTCCAATTAGTCACTATTTTTTGGTTTTTTAATGATATAACCTATATTTCTCCAAATATTTAAGTTCAAATCAATCTCAAATAACATAATCTTGTCTTTACTACCTGCTCTGTTTTTATCTGGTTTGATACAAAAATATTGTTTACTTAAATCCAAATCTTCCGTCACTGGCTCACCCCAAGAATCACATTCTAAAACAACTTGATATTTATGGTATTCTTCCTTATTTAACTTTTTACCAATATTCAGAATATCAGCTACATGCTTTATTTGCTTTGCATTGGCAATGTTATTACTACTCAAACTAAAAATATCAGTAAACACCGTATCATCACTTAACTGGAATACTGCATATCCACTCATACGAAGTTCTTTTGTTAATTCTTTCAATTTAGTTGCAAATTGTTTAATCTGTGACCAATCATCAGTGTTATAACCTTTTAACGTGTCATAACCATAATATTTAATGTTCTGAACCATCTTTGCTTTACGCAATTCAAATTCAATTCTCTCAGGGCTATAATCATCTCCAACATCTTTAAACATAACTTTGCCCTTACGATCACTACTATCAATCCAATCTGTAATTTTTTTTACATTCCAATATTCCTCTGATGTATCTTTTATTCTCTTTATGTAATCCTCATTGCTTTCAAGATAAACACCATTATCGTCAATTTTTCTTCTGATAATGTCACCATTTTTATCATGATAAACACCTAACACAATCTCTTTCTCAGGCTTTGTAATATGTACACCATGCAATTCTTGAAACTCTTTATTGTTAATAACAGTCGTAATAAGACAACTACGAAGGTCTTTTTCATCCATCTCGTTGCTCATAAGAAAAAAGTTCTCATTTTGCACAAGTGCCACATAAGCTGCTAAAAGTACAAGTTTTCTTGTTTTACCCTCATTAGAAAGGAAGCCTTCAAAGAGAACTTTTGTCTCTCTAAGACCAAGAAAAAATTCGTTATACATATACCAAGGGAAAGGTAAGCCGAAATTTGGCTTTTCAAGATATTTGTCGATTTGAGATGAGTTTTTATCAGTAAGCTCAACAGCTTCTTCACCAGCATTAATTACTGTATTTATCTTATCTGCTTTTGTACGGATAATTCTGTAAATGTCATTTGGTGACATTTTATCAAAGTTCCTATGAGATAATATCTTCTCAACTGGAAACCCATTTCTTCCATACTCTCTTACTAATGAATATTTCTTAACAGTATCAAAATAATTTTTCACATCATTTTCATCTGCCAATGTCATAAACCTTTGAAGTGTTTTCCAGCCTTTATACTGTTTATATAATTTAAGTCGTTCTTCATTCTGACTCATAAACACATTCATTTTTGTTTCATCTAATGTTTGTGAAAATGTAAGAAAATAAGTTTCAAGATTATCATAAAAGAATTTTGTCGCAGGATCAGAGAAGTCATACTTACTTCTCATAAATGTACTGTAATTTACAATCAAGTCTAAATCCTTTGCTATAGAACCAACAAACAGGATTTCTGCTTGCACATTACAATCTTTTAATTCATGTTTATTATCCAATATTATCTCCTATCCAAAAATATCATCCACCAAGTCTGAAATATCATCTGTATCAACTTTACTATCTTTGGACACATTAGTATAACCAATTGATTGACTGACAATATTCTGTGATTTTTCTGTTTCTTTCTCAGCTTCAAGTATTTTCTGTTTTTCTTTCCACCTTAAATAACTGTCATATTTATTAACCAGAATGGATAAATCATACGAAAGTCGTTGTTCTGGCTGCATATGAATACCTTTTACTTCATTCTTTTTCGCAATACCATTAAGCATATCTATTTTTCTTTGCCACATATCAAGTAAGTCTGAAGGTGGAATACCTACCGACATCCCTTTAAAAGTTCCATTATAAATGTTACTTAACTTCTGCCATACGGTAGTAGGGATAATTGTCAAATCATATGCTTCTTTAATAAATTCAAATATCTCATCTTGCTCTATTGCTACTGCGAGATGTGAATATGTATCTTTTTTTATAGAATCAATGTGGTCATATATCCAAGTCCATTTTGCTGATACATCTGCCCTTTTATTAGCAATACGCTTCTGACATATATTGATAAAGCAACTACTATGATATGTTTTTTTATCATAGTAGATTGCATCGTCAATATTATTCTTGTTTATATAAAGGTTTTCTCCGCAACAACCACATTTTCTTTTAACACCATTTTTATTGTTAGTTGTGTATCTTGCCATAACCCTACCTTTACATAATCCAAATTTAATCAAACATTGCTAATACTTTATTAAGAATCGCAACATCAGTTACATTCTTATATGCTGTAGGGAGTCCTGCTGCTTCAAGCTTTTCCTTCATTGCTTTCTTCTCTGTAGGTGGAAGTGCATTTCTCTTAGCAATAATCTCTTTCTTGATGGCTTCAATGTTTACATCGTCTGAAGTAGTTTCACTTGTAGTTGTTGAATCTCCTTTTAAAGACTTATGAAGCTCCATTGCTTCCTTTTCGTACATTTCCTGCTCTGTCTCCACAGCCTTATCTAAGTCATTCTTTAGTACAAATTCCTTCTTATCAACATTTTTATCAATCACTGTCTGCCAATCAAGTAGAGTTGGATCTTCAAGAATATCGCCAGCTTTATGTACTCTAGTTCTATCTTTAACAACTTCTGCACAAATCTGACCTGTTTCTGAATCCTGATACATATGAAGAATAGTTTTTACATTATAATCAAGTCCTTTAAAACTATCATGTACCTTTCTTCCTGTAGAAACTGATACCTGCTGACCATTCTTATCCATTTTCTGTACCGTCTCATCTTTTTCTCTTGCAGTGAGGACTACATTAATACCAATTGCCATTAAATCAAGTACAAGATTCTGTCCAGAATAATTCAGTTTCTTATAATCTTTAAACTCAAGGTCTGCCCCCTGAATCTTAACAAATCTTTCAGCACCTACTAGACCATCCTTATCAGCCTTAATTGTATTTCTCTTTTTAGATAACTCTAATAATCCCTGTTCGCTTGTTAAACGGAAAATTGTTGTACCATCAATAAGGATTGCATCTGGGAAAAACTCTTCTCCATCAGCGTCTACTATAGGTTCGTCTGTCTCGTTACCATCCTCATCAAACTCATAAAATGTGTCGTGATTCTTAATTTTGTCAAGAATTGTAGTAAGCTCCTGAAGACTCTGTGTGTAAAAGATATGAATATTTCTTGTATCAATACCTCTATCTTCTAACTCATCTACTGCATCATCTACACCGCCACCCTCTGCATCTACGACTGCAACTCTAAATGGCTTACCATCATTTCGCTTAAAATCTGCGAGCTGTAATCCAAGTGTTGTTTTTCCACTGAATGTTGCACCGTATAATAGTGTTACTAATTTTGTTTGAATTTTATTTGCTGCTCTTGTTTTCAAATTTAATTCCTCCTAATATCTGATTTATTGGAACGCCATTTCTGACGTTCCACTTAGTTATTCTCTAGTTGCTAAAGGATTAATCCCAAGCTTCGTCCTCGTCTGATCCGTCAAGATCATCAGCACTTCCCCAATCATCATTAGAGTCAGAACCGAAACTCTCCTCTGCCTTATTTGCATTCTTAATCTTTGCAATAGCTTCTGTTACATTCTCCTCTGTGTAAAGCTCCTTATCAATTGAAGAACCCTTTGCTCCTGTGATAATAAACTCTCTCTTTGTAGGTGCAGATACTTTCTCCATACTGTCCTCTTCACCCCAATTGTCATCATCATCTGTTGTAACTGTCTCTGTCTGAGTAGAAGAAACCATATGTCCACTTACCTTAATTGCATTGTAAGGATTAAGTGACTTCTTAAACTTATTAGCGAGAGCCTTATCCTCAATGATAAACTGAACATCCTCAATATTGCTGTATGTAACAATCTTTGCAAGGACAATAAATCTACCTGTTGGCTTATCGTTATCATCCTTTTCCTGCTCGATTCCCATGAAAATAATTACCTGGTTGAAATCATTCTGCTTCTCAAACTTCTCATCATCAAAATTCACCTCTGAGCAAAGTGAAATCTGATTTGGAACAAGCTTTGTAGATGTTCTCTTATTGCCTTTGTCATCTGTGAAACTGCTATAATCAAGATTTCCACGAATAAATACGCTTGCACCATCCTTCAGATTCTCTTTAACTTCCTTACAAGCATCAAAATCTGTAAGAACCTTCTTGTCATTAACTGTCTTACCCTCAGAATTAACCTTCTTTTTTACACCAATGTTTTTACCAATCATACGGTAGCCTTCACGGTTATAAGAGAATCTATCAGCCCAAGGTACTTTTACAGTATCAGCCTTTTCACCCTTCTTCTCAGCTCTCTTAGAGAAATAAACATTCTCCTGCTCCATTCCCTGAAGATTGACATATAATGTCTCACCATCAAGATAACTTGTGCCAAAATTAAGCATTCTCATAGGTTTTCCACTTTTAGTCTTAATCTCTTTAAATGCCGTATCCTTCTCCATACCAGATACAACTCCCTTTAACTGGAATGCACCCTTTGTCTCAGGTAAATCAAATAATCTTCCTTTTTTCTTTGTCTCTGCCATTTAAAAAATGTCCTCCTTATAATATGTAATAAAATTTTTGATAACTATATTTGAACAGTCTTGCGACTGGAACACAGAAGTTAATTTATGTAAACATCTATGTATAATCAGTGATTTTTGAGTATAAAAACCCAAGGGTATGCTGTTCTTCCACCCATACAAATGCTTTCCACATTTATTTATTCTCTTTTTTGTCACGGATTTTATATATTATTCGTGACATTTTATTTTTGGAATTTTTTGAACTGATTTGTTCAAGACTGATTAGATAATCTCTAAGAACAAGATGATTTAGCAAAAATCACTTGCATCCATGCCATAATATTCTTGCATCTCAATACAACATTGGTCATCATATAATGGAGTTTTCTTAGCTCTTTCAAAATACTTGCCAATATCTAACCAACATTGATGTTTCGTAAGAGGTTGAATATCCATACCTAAGTGATTGTTGATGAATAATATTGTCTTTTTCTGTTTTTCCGTTGGATTATATTTCTCAGGAATCTTCCATTCATCATCTAAATATATAATTTTACAGGACTTACAAACAAATTTTTTATGTTCAACTTTCTGATAATAAATCTCTTTATCTCCACAATGATAAAACTCTTCCATTTTACAATAGCTTTTATTATCCATTTCTTTGTCACAATTAGGGCACTTCACTTTCTCACCTCGCTTATATATTCTCTTATTTCCAACGAATATAATATTCATTATGTTTTTGTTTGGAATTTTTGAACTGAATCGTTCAAGACTGATTAGATATTATCTAAGATATTTCCTGTTACTTCATACATTTCTAAATCATTTAATTCACACCATGATTCAAAGTTATCTCTCTGAACATACCAACCAACATTCATTCCGAGAAATTCATTCTCACCATTTCCATAAGAGACTACATTATATAATTCTCCGTTTAGAATGTCGTTTTCGAAGATTAACTTACCATTCTTATCATGGCTGCCTGTACATCTACACAATGTCTTTGGATCTATTTCTTCAAAACCATCAGTTTCACCACTAGAATAAAATATCGTGGCAGGTTCAAATATTAGATGAACTTCTTTGTCATACATATCTAAACCTTTTACATAATATCCACAAACCCATTGACCACTACTAATGCTCTTTGCTTTACATAGCTGCGTATCCAAGTTTATCACCTCCTCAAAATCCGAATGAAACAGTGAATTATTTATTTACTGTACAAATCAATCTGTTTCATCTTTTTAAGAAATAACTTCATCTCATATCCAGTAAGACCAACACATGTATTTCCAACTTTCTTTTCATCCATCAAATCTGGATCATAAGACTGTAAAATGTGTCTACCAGAAGCTTTATGTAGAATATCTACAGATTGAGTAAAATTATATTTACTATTTTTCCTCTCGTACTTTACACCATACTTATCCTCTTCGATTTTAACAAAACCAATCTCTTTTAACTTTTCGTCTACACTTTTAAATAACTTCATATAATTCTTCCTTTCACTTACTTATTCTCTATTAGATTTTTCATTTTTATTGGAAATTGTGACTCGAATGAGTTATAGATTATAAAACAATTCTATATGCAAGTTTCTTCGTAATAAAACCTGATGGATGTAAGACCATACAAGATAGATGAATGTCATCATATATCAAATTTGTCATTGTACAATTCGATAAGATACTGTAACCACGCATAGACTTTGACTTAAAATAAACAGCTTCACCATTGTATTTTTCAAATGCTTTACAATATGTATCCCAATCTTCAACTTCAACAATTCGTGACTGATGATCTCTTATGATATTATCTTTGTCAATGCTCAAATTTGTCTCAATTACTTGAATCATATTTTTACCTCCAATTATATATTCTCTGTTTTATTTCAATTCTGTCTTTTGTCCTTATCCATTACATCTTTCATAAAATATGGCTTAGTAACAATATCAAAAATTATGTAGTAGAGATGGTTACAGAAAGCAAAGAATTTTATATTTTTACAATCCAAATCATCGCCACCAAGATCTTCTGCTATATTTTCAATAATGAAAGTGACAATAGCACTTCTATTAATAGGAACATTATGATGAATATGAGATTTTACTAAGTAAACTAATCTATCCTCTATCTCTTTAAGTTCCCATTTGTATACATTCCTGTATAACTCATCATATTCGTCTTTTGATTCACCAAAAACTGCCTCAAACATAAAGTTCTGAAAATCTTCCTGACGAAACGCTTCTCTAATTTTATTCTCTGTCTCTTTTTCAAATCTCATATTCTTTACCTCTCAACTGTATATTCTCTTTTTATGGTTCAATTCTGATAATTTCTTTACCAACCCTCTCAGCATATTTTACGCAATTTGCTGTTCCACCTTTTGAACCATCCCAAACTGCAATAACTCTATCAGCTAAATCAATCATATATTCATTTCTTTTCTGCATTAACCAAGGCTTATATTCTTCATCAGATACCAACTTGACAATATCTGCTTTAGAAAGAATGTAATTGTATTGGTCAACGCTTTCTTTAATCCACTTGCAGGAATGATTCTTACAAGGGATTGCACAATGCAACTTAATATCATATCCTTCGTTTTTTAATTCTAATACTGCCAATGCAAACACTGTATCAACTCCAAGAGCCATTCCTGTAATTGCTTCCTTACAATTATTCTCTTTTAAAATTGATTTGAACTGCTCTTTTAATCTCTGCCAACGTTGATCAGATAGATTATATCCATATAATTTATTCGGTCTATGACCTGTTACACATATTTTCAATTTTTCACCTCTTCAGGTTCTTCCAAGACTGCGATACTTAAAGTTCCTGTATCACAATTTCTACCCATTCTTGTCTTAAATCCAAGTTCATTCAATTCTTCGTCTAATTCATATAAGTCATTTTCATCCGTACTATAAATCTTACTACCCTTACAAATCTCGACAGCTCTTACATAATTTTTATCTTGCCAAGCCGAACTAATATATAACCATTGGTCTGTATCTACTTTAGATATTTTATTTCGTGGAACTACTGTGAATGGTTTAAGAATTTCTTCGATTTCATCTTTATGTTCTATATAATTATCTACTGGATCTCGTATCAAATGAAGACACGCCCTACGAACTCTTTTATATTCCATAATAATATTCTCCATTCTGCACCAAGAAATGTCAGTTTCCTTCGACTCTATTTCTTCACTGTTACATTGAAAACTGACCTTAAAATACAGATAATCAACCAAATACCAGTTGCAATAGACCATTTAAATGTTAATCCAAAGCACATCGTAATAAGCTTAATGATTCCACATGTAACAATCCAACTAAGTCCATAACATACAGCTAAAATTGCGATGACAATAATTGCTGTTACTCCACCTTTTGCTAATTTTTCCTTCAAATTACTCATATATACCTCTCTTTCTTTACTTTTATATTCTCCAAATACTTTTTCTTTTCTGCTTCAACAGCCTTTTTGAAATCAAAATCATCAATTCCGTCATTATATGCTTTATAATTTTCGTAACTGTAAATTAGATTTTCCGCTTTTACTGCTCTATCTCTGTAATTCTCAGCATCTTTTTTCAACTTGCGAATACCACTATTGAGTCTTTTAATTTCATCTAATTCGGAAGCGTTGTAATATTTGACCATTTTATAATATATAGAACGAATCATACTTTCTTTCAACATTTGTGATTGTTCTTGCGATATTTCCTGCTTTTTACATTTTCGATAACTTCCAAGAGATGATCCTAAAATTCCAATATGTTTTGGTATATTTTCAAGTATGTAATCTTTATACTCATTCCACAATTCTTTACCAACCACCAAATAATTGTAATGACCATACCAGGATTTCTTTGCATCAGATTTAAAATCCTGAATAGTGACTTTTATTTCATAACATTTAATAATTCCTTTTGAATCCATTGTCATAAAGTCAACTATTTCATTTCCATGCCCATTGTTATAAAAACCAATTGTTATTTCCTCACAACCATATATTCTCTTAATTCGTGTATCTTTTTGTAATGCAGCTTCAATATCTAATGTCTCTTGGCGTTTTGCCAACCAGTCTCACCTCCTCGCAAGAAATCGAAATTTACTTCGACTTTTACAGAGATCTCTTTGGACAACTACTCATTTTCCCAATGTTTTGCATAGCCCAAGACTCCTTTTCCGCAAGTTCCTTATATTTATTTTCATCATAATTATGTTTTTCAATAGCAATTGCAGTAATAATTACTTCATCTTCTGTTTTGTCCACATCTGAAATAATAATCTCTTCAAATCTTTCTTTTTCAGCAGGTGTTAATCTATCATAAATATCTTTTGCTTTAATTCCTACTTTTACTCCATATGCCATATTTTCTACCTCTTTCTTATTTTTAATTTGTTACAAGGAAACCGATAATTCGTACTTGTTTATTCTCTGTTCTTAGAATCCCATTTAACAAAATCTTCTAAATCATATTCGCCAGATTCTTCTTCCTTAATCTCAGGAACAAATACGTTATAGTTACCTTCATTACGATCATGCTCAGTAATTTGTTTCAACATTTCGTACATATTTGTAATTCCTAACTGATATGCTCTCTTCTCGCCTTCAGTCATTCCGTCACAAATTTCATCATTCTTGTTTTCTAATAGATCCTTATATTTTTCTAAGCTTTCTACGATTAATAAAAATTCTTCGTTCATTTATATATTCTCCTATTCATTAATTTTCTGTTCAAAATGATAGTAATTTTTCAAAGGTTTTAAAACACTTTGCACAATTCTCTACCAGTCATATATTTATTCTCCTCTCACGGTCACTTCAGTTCGTCTGTCATAAGCCCAATCGACATCAAATGAAGTCATATTATCTGTACTGACTACTTCGCCATTTTTAATTACAACTGGCTTACCTCTATATGGAACAAACACCATACATTCCATATCTTTACTATTTGCATACGACTTGAATATCGCCTGCAATATTCTATCCTGTTGTTCAATTATTGCTTTATATTCACTCAGATTTTTAGAAATATCCAAATATCTACTATGTGAAGCTTTACTTAAAAATCGAATATCAGTTTTAATCTTTTCAAGTGTTTCTAAAATTTTACTTAATGTTTTCATATATTTATTCTCCTCTCTCAACTTCTCTAAAATTAAAACAAATTAATATCTTCTATATTTTTAGCCCATGCATATGCAACATATAATTGTCCATTAAAAATTCCATAAACAGGATGATTCCTATGTTCAAAATAATCTAAACAATAAAGCATCTCATTTTTTAAATCGTTTAAATCCTGTCCAACATCAACCTTACAAATTGTTGTATGTTCTCTCATTAATATCTCCTTAAATTCTCTGTTCAATTTCGCAAGAACCGATAATTCTTCTTAATCATGGATATCAAGCACTGTAATAAATCCATCCATATTATCTGTTATAGCCTGTTTATATTTTTCATCGAATTTTTCATCTTTGATAATATCTTTACCATTCCATGAATCTCTTGCAATAGCTGAACCGTCAGGAAGAATACATACGTAACATCCAAGCTTGTTAATATTTAAAACATCGCTTTGTTTTGCTCCATCAACAAGAATATATCCATCGCCAAACCCCATATTCATAAACCAATCTTCCTCATGGTACATCCATTCAGGTGTAATATTCTCTTTTAATGTAGATAAAAGACTTGACCAAAACAATCTACCGTTTCTATCTTGTCTGTCATAATAACCCCAATTATAATATTCACTATTTGCAGATCCTTCTTCATCTACTTTTAGTTTTAATTCAGCCTTGTACCTGCCACCGATTCGATAGTAATCCCATGTAAAAACTGGATAATCAATCTGTTTGTCTTCTTCATCATCTAAGCCATATACAAGTTCTGAATTGTATGGCTTCATAATTGTTGCAATTTTATTCTCACTTGGTAATTCTTTTGTGAGTAAATGAACGCAATAATGCATTTAATTTTACCTCCTACTCTTATATTCTCCTTTTAAATTTCCGCAAGAAAACCGATATGCCAAGTCTACTCTTCCTCATCAAAACCACAGATTTTACTAATATCTTCGAGGAAATCTTTTTCGTCAGGAAGACTACCAAGATTATATTCTGTAACAAATTTAACAGGATAATATTCTTTGGGATTTTCTCGATACTCTTTCTCTGCAATCGGTGTTAAAAAATAAAACCTTTCAGATTCATCTAGTGGCTCTTTATTAAAACCTTCGTATACTTCATAAGTATTCTTATCCAAATCAATAACATAAGCCCACTCACAGAAAAGGCTATCTGCTGCAAAGTTTAATGAGTTTTGCAACTTTGTTTTATTCTTAAACATAATTAGTTCTAAAATATCTCCACCTGTATCTCTTGATAATTCTGGATAAAACTTCTGCCAAGAAAATCTTGGATTATCCTTCCTTGCCTCATCAATATTCTTATTTATCTCATCAAAATCTTCCTTAGACAAATATGTACAATCATTCACTGCATTTCTTAATTCGTTAATATTTATCCCTTTAAGATATTTAAGCAACTGTACGCCTAAACCTTCAGGATATCCATCCCACTGTCCATACTGTGCAACTTTATATTCGCCATTACTATGTACAATTGTTAAATTTCGTGTTCCCATTTGTACCTCCTGTTCTTATATTCTCTGTAAAAATTTTCACAAGAAACGAATCTTTCTTGTTTTTAGTTCACATCATTATGTGTTTCGCCATCTGAATAATAAATATTCCAATCCTTGAATAATTCAATCAATTTATCATTATCCCAATCATATTCATTACAATGTGTAATGGTGATTGATTTTTCGTCTCCAAAATTTCCTACATCATCGGAACATCTACTATACAATTCTCTCAAATCAAGTGTTCCATATCTCAATGTATCCTGGAATGGATTTGGTACATTTGTTTTATCAAACATATACTCATTGATAAATCTCTTATTACATTCAGATGGGAATTTACCAGCACCATGTCTTGTTAAATAAGTACGAGATACATAACAAGTTTCAATATTTATCTCATCATTCCATTCAACGTTTTCAATTATTCTCTTGGGATTTTCTATACCTGTATTAGACGGTGTTAGATGTGGAAAATATTCGGTATTATTCTGATCAAGTAATAAACCTTGTGCAGCTTCAAACACAATATTGTCAAACTGATTTAAGAAATAATTATCTGATATAGTCAATGAGTGATTATTCATAAAATCCCAATCATCCAAAAAATGTTCAAATATACCATTATCAAAGAATATTCTTGACCATTCATCTGTTAATATGATATTCTCTCTTTCAAATTGTTCTAAGTAATATTCCCTGATATGATTATCTACATCAGTTACACCAGCTTTGTATCTTTTAATAGTTTCAAAAATTCCTAATCCACAACTACCATGTTTATTTTTTCCACGATTCTCCTCTATAATCTGATTTGCCATCATATCAAAAGGTGTTGTCAACATACAATTTTGATTGATATAAACATTTGGTATATATCCTAATTTTATCAATTCATCATATTCCTGCTTAAAAATAATTGGATTAACAATAAAATCCTCAGATAAATATGTACTTGCATTATTGAATGTTCCAGATCCAAAATGATGAAAGACATGTCTGATTCCATCAGGAGTCGTTACGGTATGTCCTCTCTGAGCACCACCATTTGAACAAACAACAATACTATTAGGTTTCTGTGAGAAATAATCTGTCATTAAACCTTTTCCTTCGTCTCCCCAATTCGATCCACATACAATCTTAATGTCTTTCATCTTTTAAATCTCCTATCCTACCAAGTAATTCCTTCTGAGTTAGAAGGTGTAGTAACTGTATCTGTTACATTATTCTCTGCTTCACTAACAATAATATCTACAATCTCATTTGTAATACTATCCATAGTCACTCTTCTAAAATGTGTATCATCAAGATATTTCTTAAAAGATTTTACAATCTCTGCCTCATTCCATCTGTGCCAATGATTTACATCTAAATGATAAATGTTAAACTTCTGAGAAGCCTCTTCGTATAAATCCTTAGTCTCTACATCAGACTGAAGATTATCCCCTGTCACCTCTGATAAGCCATGACCGCTACTCTTAAATGGAAGATATGGATTTAACTGCTCATCACCCATTGTAATAATGATTCCTTTTCTTCCACGATTTAGACAATCAAGCTTTGTATGGCGAGAACCGAAATACCATGCTGCTGTGTAGGATTCATAGCTGTTTCCACCACCGCCAAATTCAAAATAAATCTTGTCAAGCTGTTCAGCAATACGAATATCTGACTCAAACTGTGAAGCCTGAATTGGACAGCTATCACAAGCTAAGTCACCAATACCCATGATAAGGAATTCAACATCTGTAACCTTTTCATATAACTTAGTCATAATTACATTCAACTTCTTTGCTACCTCAACAGCAGCCTGTCCCATAGAACCAGTTACATCAAGTGCAAGAATAACTGGAATTGTGTTTGGATGTTCCTCTGTATCGCAACACTCTCTAATAACATTCTTGGGATCAAGTGCAGAATCAATATTTCTTGCCTTAAACATATCCTGATTAGAATAAGAACCTCTAATCATACCATCCGTTGAAACACTCATGCCCTTTGTTGTTGAATAACTTACATAACTATCTCTTGTCCATGAACCACATCCCATATTATGCTTCCTCCTCTTCGTCTACTTCTGTATCATCGTCATCATTGCCACTCATATCAAAGTCGAACATTCCGTCAAACATGTCGCCCATATTTCCACCCATCATCATAAGTGGTAATATAGAATTCATTCCACCATTGCCATTCATTATACCAGTAGAACCATTATCACCTTTCATCATCTGAGAAAGCATCATATACTTGAAGATATTGTTTGTACCTTTCTTACCCTTGATAATGTCACTACCAAACATTGAAACAATCTTGCCATAAAAATATGTATTACCCATAAATACATGTCTTTCAGGAAGTACAGTCTCGATTGTTGAATCCTCATAATTGATTACTGTGATCTTTGTCTTATCCGCTTCAATAACGCATCTTGGCTTGCCATTTACAAGAATAATGTCACCCTTCTCTACCTTATTAGTTGGAATAATAAAGAAGAATTCCTCTCCAATATCAAATACAAAGTTACTACAGTTTGTGAGCTTGCCAGTCTTGATGTTATATGTCTTATAACCACCATTTGTCTTAACTGCAATTCCACCATTCATAGAAAGTCTACACATTCCACTTCCTACCTTACCAAACATACCATTTAAAAAATTGTTCATCATATTTATTTCCTCCTATGATATAAAATTATTGTTTACAAATATTTATTCTCTATTTAATCGCTCACTGCATCATAAATCTTTCCAACTTCATATTGATAATCTTCTACTTTAGTCCTTCTGTAATAATCGCAATAACAATGACCATCAGTGTCTATTACATATTCAATACCTTTTGTCTTGATTGAGGTGTCTAAAACACCATGTAAGAAAAATACTCTCATCTTATCTTTTCTGCGAAGTCTACACCAATGAGAATCCGTTGTGTTTTCATAATCTATAACATCAAATTTATCAGTCTCACTCATCGACTCTGTTAAATAGGAATCAAACACATCAGAATCATTCCAAAAAACATCGCATCTAAATCTTACTGCAATAAACCCTACATCTTTCGCCCAATCAATAAAGAAGTCTCTCCACTTTACAAAGTTTGGAATTTTCTTAAATATAACTGCACACGCTGATACTGTAATTCCAATATTGTTAAGCTGCTGAATCATATCCTTGTAGTCAATCCCATTAAAACAAAATCCAAGTATTTCTTCTCTTCTTAATGGTCGCCAATCGTGAATTGAAATATTTACATAATCAACAACATCTTTCATATATGGGATTACTTCTTTTAGATGAGTACCATTTGTTGTCATGGTTACTCTAAGAACCTTTGATTTAATATTGAACTCTTTTAGTTTGATAAATACTTTTGATAAATATTCAGAATCTAAAGTTGGTTCGCCACCAGTTATATCAACTGATATAGGATTTTTATCACCTATTCTTGTTATAATATCATCAAGCGATTCGATGAAATTATCTAAAAACTGTTGCTTATCACACGACATATCTTTATCTTTATTGTAACAAAACGGACATTTCGCATTACAACCACCTGGAATTACAAGTTTAACTGTTATCACCTTGTTATAATTTTTTCGTTCTATATATTTCACTTCATCACCTCACAGATATTTATTCTCTGTTATTCCTCTAAATATTTACTCCAATCAATTTTTACATACTGCTTATAACAAGGGTAATATGTTGTCGTTCCTGTCTGATCTTTACACCAAACATCCAACAGATTTTGTAGACTACCAATATCACATTGCTCATAAGCATCTTCATGTAACTCTTCACAAGCATTATCGGCTACATTATCGGCATCAATATGAATCTTCTCTACGCTACATACCCATAATCTCGCAGGTTTTATATATACTTCCTTATCTATATAGTTAACTGCATAATCATCAAAGAAATCGTCAACTGTATCGTAATACTCGTCAAACTCTTCACAGTACAACATTGTATCTACATCTTTTTCATCAACAGCTACTGCATTTGCTACTTTCTCATTCCACTTCTTTATTCTCTCTTCTTCGTCAGCTTTCTTCTGTCCTTCACAATCACAATGCATATATCCCTGATTTTTATAAGGTTGTCCACAATAAGGACACAATCGCTGCACTCCATTAAAACAACTCTGGCAAAATGAAAGTGATTGATGCTTGTATGGAAAATGATATTTTCTGCCAACTTCGGATGTGTCACCTTTAATTCCATAAACATTGTCTTCTATTCTCATTCCAAGACCATTGCAGATAGGACAAATTCTTTCATGCTCTGTAAGATCTTTGATTAGAATTTTAGGAAACGATTTTTGAATTGCTTCATAAAGATTTATTTCTTCTCTACATGTTAAATTATTCATATAGTTATTCTCCTATGCATAATCTTCTGGATGTTCTTTATAGTCATCTACTACACTTTTCATATACCTATAATAATCTCTTACAGAATCACTACTTTCAGAAAACCCACTTGTAACTTCGTATCCATTATCGAACACTGCAAATGTTAAGAAACCTTCATCACATCGTCTTACTTCTATGTCACAACCTCTATATTTACCCTTCATAGTGTTATTCTCCACTGTCCAATATTTCAACATCAATACAAAATAAATCGTGTAAATTTTTAATCTGCTCATCGGTTGGTTTTTTCCATGCCATTGTTTCATCCACATTAATCGCTATAGCACCACCACATAGCTTAATTTTCGCAATGACTTTGGGATTAATACTATAATTTATTTTTACTAATTGTGTCATGTATTTATTCTCCTAATCATCTTTATCTATAATGAACCAATATAAGAGACTTAAAAGTGTAAAAGTGATTCCAAGCATCTTATTTTCTACTTGATAAGAATACATCGTTACACCACTACAGAACCACACCAAAAGAAATGCAATTGCTTGTCTATAATACTTTTTCATTTCACACCTCCTATATGGAACTCAATCATGTCGTCATCCCAATCCGAAGGAAAGTCCATTGGAAGATTTATTATCCTCTGTATAGTTTTGGTTTGTCTGCCTGACATGTTGTTCTCCTACTCTTTCGTAATTCCAACACCACTTACATGAAAACTTGTAACTTTACCATCAACCATCTCAACACTTTCTTCTGTACCACCATGCCAAACAAGACCAACGCCTGTGATATACATACCATTTTTATTCTCAATCAATTCAACCTCTTGTGCTACTCCAATAGGGAGAAATCGACCATCATTACATGGTATTTCAATTGGAATATTCTTTACATTTTTATAAGCATTTCTAATTGCTTCTTTGGAATATATGACACCGTTCAAATCAAGTTTATCAACTGGAATTGGAATTTTAAATGTTACTTCTATATTCTCTGTTCTCATATAACTATTCTCCTAATTTTCTTCCACACAACGGACAGTAGTAAACTTCCAAAGGTTTATTTCTCCAACGTTCAGGGATAATTCCTAAAGGTCTTTCAATATCAAGTTCATAGTGTTTGTTTTTATCTGCATGTGTTACTTCATATAAATAAATATTCTTCTCTTTTAAATCTTCATCACTTGAAAATTTACAAAATTTACACATAGTTATTCTCCAATTTCTATCTTCTGACCAATAAATTTCTGAAGCTGTTCATTTACATTATCAGGATAAGTTTTCACGACATAATCAGTGCAAACATGAATTTTTGTAATCACATCATTCTCATCATATTCAATACTTCCAAGTGTTCCACCTGGAATTCTGATAGGCAAACAACCATCCTCATAATCACAAAGCACATAATGTTTCCAATGTCTATTCGGATCAAGTCCAGCAAGTTTATCCAGCTCTGTTGTGATTTTACAATAATATTCATTCATTTTTGAATATCTTGAATTCGCATATTTGTTAATCAGCTTCATGATACAGTTCTCCTATTTCTTTTATGTTCCTTATATAAAGCATTTAATTCCTGCTCTAATTTCTTTTTCTCCATGGGATTCTTACAATACTTTATTCTTTTCTTAAGAGTAGATATATCTTGTTTTGGAGGTTCAGGAACAAGTGCTAAATCATCTAAAAGGTCAAATTCTTTAGCTGGTTTAAGTAAATCTTCAAATAAGTCCCCTTGTGACTCTATATTTAAATCCTTATATTCTTGTTCAAGTTCATTTTGTATTCGAGCTTCTATCGTTGCACTTATCATTTTTCCTATTTTGTCCATCTGCTGACCAACTATTAAGGCTTTTGTAGCATCACTTATTAATTCATTATGTAACTCTGAAATATTAATCACCTCGTTTTACTCTATGTTGTAGCCTTTAAATAGTGTTATTCTCCTATTTGCATTTGAAAACCTTTCTTTCGTATTTTCTAAAAATAAATCCTTATCAATGCTCCATCCACCACAATTACTCAATATTTCTTTCCTAGCATTTCTAAACTCTTCCAAATGATTTCTGAAATAATATATAGCATCATTTTCGCATTGGAATTCATCATTATATTCCCAAAAGAAATGTCTTTGATTTGTTGCAAAAAATGAATCTGTATCTAAACAATATGCTATAACCCATGTTGCGTATATATCTGAAAAATTTTCATTACCTTTTAATTCTTGATACATATTCATACCTCCAATCTGTCCAAAGGAAAGGAAAAAATTCATTTAAATTTTAGAAGCCATAGTCTGGCTCTTCAGGTTCTTTTAATTCCATACCAAGAATACAACTAATTTCATATGCAGCGTTTGATATACCACAATCATATCCATCACAAAATACATCAGATTCATTCCCAGAAGATCTCATTTCTGTATATCCACATGCCTTTGGACTATAATTGTTCTCTACCCATTCAATTAATTTATTTTTAATTTCTTTGTTCATTTATCCTCTAACCTCACTTGAAAGAAAAATCCTAATCCAACCATCTATTATCCAAATAATAGAACCCAAATACCATTCCACCAATTAAAATAACCCAAAAGATCCAGAAAATAATAATTGGAAAATCAGATTCTAACCTTTCTATCGTCTCATCAATAGTCGAATTATTATAAAATGATGTATTATCTGAAATGGTTTTATCTCTCAAATCTGTAAAAATTGTTCCTTTATACTCAGTACCAACACCATAATATTTATACCTTACATGGCTTGATTCTTTAATTGTGTCAATATAATCAGTACCAGGTAAATCAATCTTATTACTTGCGAAATTTACTCCACAAAATGATATTTCTTTACACTTAATATCTTCACTTCCGACTCTATCCCAAGTCCAATATGTTTCTGTTGTATAATAAGTTTTTGATTTACCATTGACAGTTCTTGTATGGGCTACTCGTCTTGTATGTTTTGTATATCGCTCTTTGACTTTCTCTACATACATATATTCTCCACTAATTTCAGGATATGTAACTGTATCTACCGCTTTTAAATCACCATATACAAACGCATTACCAACATTTGTATCCATTCCATATTGGAACATTTCTTGACTTTCTATCTTAACAGCTTTGTTATAAATTTCATTTTCATCCATTTGGTGTTCTGAAATCTTAGAAGAAATCAGAATACCAAACAGAATCATAACTGCAATGATAGAAATACTAGCCAAGATTTCACGTTTTTTCACCTCAAAATCGCCAAAATCAAAACCTTTTCTATCATATCTCATATACTAATCCTCTTTGAACAATGACTGTGGAGCATCAACTGGCGCATTGTAATCCAGATACTCATATTCCTGCACTTCATATCCAAGCAATCCAAGGAAATATCTTATATGGAGCTTTCTTACATATCTCTTGTATTCCTTAACCTGCTTATTGTAATTGCTGCGATGCTCTGCAATCATATTTTCTGTCATAGACAACTCATTCATAAGAGTCTTATAGTTTTCATTGGACTTCAATTCAGGATATGCTTCTGCAACTGCTGTAATAGCTGTTGTTACATTCTCAATATCTCCTGTTGATCCACGACCATCGGCAACTGCTGTCAATGTATCAGCTTCATGTTTGTCATACTGTTTTACGCAATCAGCAAGGTTATACACAAGGTCAACTCTTCGCTTTTCCTGTACCTTAATATCTGATGATGCTGTATTTACCTGCTCCTCAAGTGCGACAGCCTTATTCTGTATACTCTGTACACCAAATACAATCATCAAAATAACTGCTAATACTCCTACGCCAATAATTACTGGCATTTTCCAATTTGTATTCTTCATTCTTGATCTCCTTTATATATAATTTTTTATTAGTTACACTGTAATATTCTCTTATTTGTTGGGATTCCCATAGCCGAATGGCTTAGATATGATTAAAAATTTTCAAAAGAAAGATTCTTACTCGTTTATTACTTTATCATATGTAAAATTTTCACTTATTCGTTGAACCCAATCATAAAAGTCTTTCTGTTTTAAGTCACTTTTTGCCATATTGCAATTTTTGCAACATGGCACGATATTATCATTCGTATAATCTTTACTCGAATCTATTCTATCGACTCCATTATAATTATAATTAAATCCGTTAATATTAAGGTTCATACTTGATTGTATTCCACAATAAAAACACGGTTTTTCAATAGTTGATATGAAAGTTTTCTTACTGATATCCCATTTAATATTTCTGGTTTTTGCCTTACTTTTATATCTGCCAATTATTCTGGAAATTGCTGTATTTCTTTTTTCTATATCAGTGCTTTGCTTTGGTTTAAAATATCTCTTTGCATTACATCCACAAGATGTTTTAAAACCATGCTCTAATTTATAAGATATTGCATATGTATACTTTCCACAGTCACACAAACACTTCCAATTAATTTGACCTTGATTTGTTCTGCTTCCATCATCTTCTATAACGAGTAATTTTCCAAACCTTTTTCCTATTAAATCTTTTTTTCGTGTTTTATAATCTACTTTTGCACTAAGAAATTTACTCAATCTTGCATGAATTAAGCTTGCAGAATATACCCATCCTTCGTTTGTTTCATTTGAAATATATACTTGTGGAGCTACTCCATTAGTTTTATAATCTTTTATTTCAAAAGTGCCACAAATATCGTCATAATCAAATTTAATTTTATGACCTACACTATCCTTCCAAGAAATATTACCATTACTTAATTTTGGAAGATTTTCTAAATATACTTTTCTCATTTAACTACTCAGAGCATTGCAATTTTAATCCATGGAACTCAATATCCTTTCGTACTTATATATTCTCTTGTTTATATGAATCTTTGAGCGAATTGCTCATGACTACAAAATATTGTAGCAGATAGGATTTTATATATATACTATATATTGTGTCTATTAAATCGTAAAATACAATATATAGTCCTAAAATCCCAATGAAAGATTGGTTCTTATGATTCCTCTTTTTCATCCATAATTGCACCACAATTAGGGCAATATTTTGATTTTAACTTCTGGTTCGCATAATACAGTTTATATACTTTTTTATTACAAACTGAACAATATACACCTTCATTTGCGCATTCATCTAACGCAACCCAATAACCATGCTTTCTATCAGTTTCTTTTGTATTGTCTTTTACATCATCCATTGGGACTGTCATAGTTCCTGCTATGACATTAGCATTAAGAAATTTTGATAGAACATCTCCAAGTATTAACTCTACGTTGTCTACAAGTATTTCATTATTTGGCATATATGACCTGTGATATTCTAACCATTCATTTATTGTATAAACTTCTATATTGGTCAATATACCCATTTTCTCTGCCATACTCATAAGATTGTTTTTATTATTCATTGTAGATGTAATAATCGGTTTTCCTGTTACATATGCTGTTGAAATAAGCATTGCCGTTTTACCAGTCGCACGTCCACGATTTATAATTCTCATATTTTCGCCTCCAATGTATTATTCTCTCAAAATCCAAGGATATGTTGCA